GTGCCGGCGGTAAATGTTCCCGCGCCCGAGAACTGCGACCACGGCAGAGCGGTCGTGCCGAGCGTGCCGCCTGCGTTCGCCGTGCAGACGAAACCGCAGTCGCCGTTTAAGGTGCCCTGCTCGATGAATGTGAAAGCCGATGTGAGCGCGTCCCACGTGTTTGCGTCGGTCGTGCGCGTCCACGATCCCGAGGCGCAAAGATAAAGCCCGTTGTTCTGCGAGAGCGTCTGGTTCTTTACCAGCACGCGATTTCCCGCGACGACGCTCACGCCGTCGATTGTCTGCGCTCCGCTCAGCGTGATGTCCGCCGTCGTGGCTGCGACGCATGAAGCTTTTGCGTCGAGTCCTTGCGCGACCGTGTCCACGTAAAGCTTGTTCGCGATGTCGGTCGCACCGCTCGGAGCGTTTGCAACGGTGCCGGCTGTCGCGGTGAGGCTCGCAATCGTTCCGAGCGAGGTCAGCGAGGATGCGGTGACGCCGGCCGCGAGCGTGTTGCCCGAGAGCGTTCCGGCCGGCGCAATGACCGCAGCCGTCGTGATTGAAGTCGTCAGGCCTTTCGCGTTGATCGTTACGATCGGAATCGCGGTGCTGCTGCCGGTTGAACCTGGAGTTGCCACGGTCGCAAGCGTGCCCGCCGCCGTGACGTTGCCCGTGCCATCGAAGCTCGGCGAGGTGTAAGCAAGATCGCCGGTAATCGCAATCGTGCGCCCGGTCGCCAGAGCCGTGGCGGTTGCTGCGTTCCCGGTCGTGCTACCAGAAGATCCGCTGACGTTGCCGGTGAGATTCGCCGTGATCGTGCCGGCGGTGAAGTTGCCGCTGGCGTCGCGTGCGACGATTGCCGAGGCGGTGTTTGACGAGGTCGCAGTCGTTGCCGAGTTGCTGACTTTGCCCGCCGTGCTGATCGTCGAGAGCTTTGTGTCTGCGATGGCTGCGCTTGCGTTGATGTCCGCGTCAACGATGACGCCCGCCGCGATGCTCGTGGCGTTGCCGACGCTCGTCACGTCGCCGGTCAGATTGGCGTTCGTGGTCACGTTGCCGGCGGTCAATCCTGCCGCGGTGCCAGTGATGTTCGTGCCGACGAGAGCGGTCGGCGTCCCCAGCGCCGGAGCAATCATGGTCTTGTTGCTTAGCGTGTCCGTGGTCGCACGTCCCACGAGCGTGTCGGTTGCGTCGGGAAGAGTGACGACGCGGCCGGCCGTCGAGACGGCGTCAATCAGCGTCACCGCGCTTGCGGCGCTGGACGAACTGCGAAACCGGATTCCCTTGTTGAAATCCGTGCCGTCGCTGATCGTGAAAAGCCCGCTGCCCTTCGGCTGCAAATGCACGCCGATATTTGCGCTCGCGCCCTCGGCAAGAACGTGGAGCGGGTTGCCGACGCCGGTCCCGTTCTTAATCTCAATGTAATCCGTCGCGCTCGCCACGTCGGTCAGGCGCAGGATGTCGTGACCGCCACCGACGATTCCGACCGTGTCTGCGGCCGGGCGATACATGCCGGTGTTAGTGTCGCTGACGAAGAACAGCGACGGCGCCGCCTCGGTCCCGTCGGTGAGCTCGATCTGTCCCTCGGTGCCGATAATGGTGATATCGGTCGGCGTCTGCGTAATCGTGATGTTCGCCCCGGCGACGAGGTTCTTGGGAACGTAGAACGAATTTTCGCTGCCGAGGATTTGCCCCTCGCCCGGCGTTGGGATCAGGTCGGTCAATGACGTGATGCCACCGCCGCCTCCGCTGTTGCCGCGTGCCGCGTTCAGCGTCCAGTCCGCCGCGCTTCGGCTCGGCCGCTGGCGGTTGCCGTCGATATTCGACACGAACGAATCGCCGTTGAACGTCACGAGGTCGAGGCGCTGATAGGTCTCGTCGGGCGACCACTTACCGCGTGGGTTCAGTCCCTTCGGCTCAGCGAATTCCTTCCGCAGTTGATCGATCTCGCCGGCACGCGGAAAGCGCGAGAGCTCGTCGGTGACGATGCTTTTGACTGCGCTCGGTAAAGCCGACGCCGCCTCTGCGATCCGTGCCTCGGCCTGCGCCAACAAGGTAGCGTTCTGCTCGCGCTCGGCCATGAGCACCGAGTAGCGCGCCGCCGTCGTGACTTCCAGAGCCTTGCCGAGTTCGTCAACCTTGGCGGTCAGCGCTGCGCTGGATTGCGCGTGCGCGTCCTGTGCGCGGGCGATAACGAGCTGCTCCAGCTCGCTGCGGATCGCCGGCTCGATCTCTTCGAGGTTCCGCTCGATCTCCGATGACAAATGGTCGCGCAACTGCGGCAGCGACTCGACCAGCTTTTTCAGCTCGGCGCGCTGGATAATGGCCAACTCAACGAGGTTATCGATTTCGGTCTGGGTGTGGATCATGGGAATTATTTTTTGCGCTTCGGTTTGCTCAGCTCGATGATGCTTTGGTCGCCGGTCACGCTTTGCTTCGTCTCTTGGATCGTCGTCATCTGCTTCGCCCGGTATTTCTGCACCGCGTCCAGCCAGTCCTCGGCTGCGAGTGGCGTGTTGCGCGCAAACTGATGCTGCACTTCTGCGGCCGCAACCGAGAGGTCTTTTTTCTCCGCCTGCTTGTTCAGACGCTCCACGATGGCCGTGGACCACGCATAGCCCTCGTCCCCGCCCCAGCCCATCCAAGCCTGGTATCCCTTGCCTTGCTCGTCCCAGGTCTCGCCCTGCTTGTCCACTTCGTGCCGGTCGAAAAAGGCTTTCATGCGGCGCACGGTGTCCTCGGACATTGGCCGCTTGTTGATCAAATCACGCGCCCGGGCGATGCCGACGCTCGTCATGCCGCGCTGTGACATCGGCTTCTTCTCGCGGATCTCAAGTGCGCGCCGTGCGTTGTCCGCCATCGCGTCGGTCGGAATATAGGAGCCGTCGGCGAAGTTGATCGTGACGAGATTTGAGTCGTTCTGGATCTGTTCGACCGGCTCGATTGCGGCCGGCGCCGCTGCGACGCTCGCCGCCTGCGCCTCGGCTGCGCTCGCACCCACCGCGTCGCCTGCTGCGGCTGCGGCCGCTGGCGTGCTTGGAAGTGAGGTCGTCGTGAGGCGAATCGCCGTCTCCGGCACGCCGTATTTCACCGCAAGCTCCTTCACAAATCCCGCTTCGATTGCGATCTGTTCGAGCCGCGAGAAAGCGTCGGTGCCTTCCTCGGCCGCGATCTCTTGCAGCGACTTTGCGCCCTGCCGGTTCTCGTTCATGTTCGCCGCTGACTCGCGGCCGACATCGATGCTGAGCTTGGCCGGGAAGCGCCATTCGCCCTTGGTCGCTCGGCGGAGCGCCTGAACCATTGTCTCGCCCGAGAGCAGCGGAGGCGGTGCAATTTCGCCGCGTGCGATGGCGTCGAGAATCACGGCGTCTTTGATCGGGTCCAAAACCTTGTCGGTCAGCACGCCCTGCTTGTTCGTAAATACTCGGTCGGCCGCAGCGAATTCTGCGCGCACGCTCGGTCCCTTGTAGTCCTGCGTGCCGAACAGCACGCCCTCTGGCACGCCCACGCCGAGAGCGATCTCGTGCATAAGGTGCTGCACGAAACCGGTGAACGCCTGCGACGGCCTCGACGGCATGACTTCCACGCGGTCGGAGTTCTGGAAATAGCGAATCATGCCGACCTCGGTCAGCTCGTTTTTCTGAGTCTGCCCGTTCGGTAAACCCATCGTGGGATTCGGCTGGAAAAGGTTGCGCGGGTTCGCGACGCCTCGGTCGTTGAAGATCAGCGCCGCCTGCTGCGAAGAGAAGCGCACGCCGGCCTTTTCGGCCTGCAAGATTTCGTGCAGCATCCGAGCCGTTTGGATTGCGCTGTGCAGGTCGGTGACGCCGCGATATTGGTCCACGCGGAACGGATCGAAGTAGTGGCAAAACTGATTCGCAGGGATGTCCTCGGCTCCGAAATAAACGCCGTCACGCGTGACTCGGAAAATCCGGTAAGCGACCGGCTGGCCGAAGTCATTCGTGATAATTCCTTGGAAGTAATTGTTCGAGGCGACGGCCGTCTCGTTCGGATTGCCGATGCGCGTTGCCGGCACCAGTTGGAGTTTGAGTCCCTCGCCGCTGCGCCGGATGACGAAACCGCAGTCGCCGTCAATCGGACGTTCCTCGGCCGCGAGCTGCACCAGCTTCTTGAAGCTGTGCCGGTTCGTCACGTCGCAGTTTTTGCACCACGCGTGGAAATAGTCCGAGACGATTTGATTGTAGTCGCGGTCGCCGGTCGTCGGTGAGTATTCGTGCGGCGTCAGGTAGAGTCCGAACTTGCGCGAGATTTCCCGCGCCTCGGGAAAATTGTCCACGAGGTCGCGAGCCTCATACATCATGACCACCCGGTCGCGCTGATTCTGCGAACTCTCGGACGGCTGGGTGTATTGCTTCGGTGAATACATCCGATTTGTCCGCGCCGCGTTATACTCAAACAGCGACTTCGCGACGCGTGCCTCCAAACGCTTGAGCGCCCATGTCGGCGCGATGTTCTCCAACGCCCGGTCAATCCAAGGTTTTTGCGCGACCAGTTTTGACGCGTCGAAAAAGTCGGTGCTCATGTGTGATTAGTTGCCGGTGAAGCTGACGAATGTCTGATCCGTTGACGCTCCGGCCGCGTCGGTCAATGCGTCCTGCAAGTTGCCAAGCATGTTGTTGAGCGCGTTAAGATCCGCCCGGCTCACGCTTTTCCCGTTCAGGCTGTAACTTTGGTTGAGCAGCACCGCCTGAATCGCGTCAATCGTCTTGGTCTTGAGCGCCGTCAGGGTCGCGGTGTCCAGTCCGAGAAATGGGTTGTCGAGCATACCACTGCTCGAAACGTCAAACCGGCGTTATTCCTTCGGCGCTGCGTAGCGAATCACGTTCGCAATCGTCGCCATGCAGAGCAGCATCGCCGAGGTGTCGAGACCGTGATTCGGCGCGTTGCTCTTCACCTCGCGCCACTCCCAGATTCCCGTCCGAATCTCCACCTTTGACTCGCCCTTTAGGTGTTCGAGGTAAAGCGGGTTCACGTCCTTCGGCAGCAACCATTTCAAATCGCCCTTGGCTTCGAGCGCGTTCGCGAGCAGGTCCTTGAAATAGTCGCCGCTCCAGTCGTAATAAAACACGTCTCCGCCCCGGTAGTCGCTCACTCGCGGTTCGCTGAACGGGAAGTTAATGAGCTTGTCGCTGGCCTCGTCGCGCATCGTCCAAGTTTTTCGAGCGTATCCGCGCATCCCGCGCCAGCCAAAGTCGGCGCAATCTCGGTCAACGTCGGCGGGTCGGTAGCCGCGGTCTTGGGCAACGCACGCGTCTTGCACCTTGTAACGGTGCTGCAACTGCCGGAGTTGGTCCCGCGTCTCGACCCGCCCGAAGTAAAGCTGCCGGTAGGTCGGACCGGTCGCCGAGCTGAACGCGCCGATTTCGACCCACCAGTGGTCTTGCTGCCGGTCCACGGCCATGAAGCGGATCACCTCGCCGTCGATTGCCTCACCGTTGGAGAACTGCGCGACGCTGTAGTCGCTCGCCTGAACGAATAGGTTGACCACCTTCTTCTCGACAATCCACGGCCTCGCCTCGCGCTTGGTCTTAAACTCGATCTTCATTTTGTCGTCACCTTGCCGCACGTGGTGATTGTCGGCCTCGCAGAATTCTTCGACCAGCAGCCGCATCGGACGGCTCACCAGCGACTCGACGCGGAAGCTCTGAATCTCGGCCGGCGCTGCCTCGTTCAGCGAAACGAACCGCCCGGCCCGCTTCCAGCCCGTCCGCGTCGTGTCCGTGTCCGGCGACTCGTGGCCGCAATGCGGGCAACGAAATCGGCACGACTCGACGGCTCGCGCAACGTCCCACGTCTCGTCATCGCGCTTCGCCGCCGCGTCCCAGACCACGCCGCCCCGCAGCCCAGTCTCCTCGTTCTTGTCCAGCGCGAACGCGAGCGGGTGAACCTTGTGGCACGCCGGGCACTCGGTGCTCCATTCCTGCTGCGTGCCTTGTCGAAAACTCGTGTCCTCGACGTTGCCGGTCTCCAGGTCCATTATCGGCGCTTGGCTCGTGTTGTAAATCTTCGACCTGCCCACCTCCTCAAAGCGTGAGACGCGGGCGACGGCGTGGCCATAAATGTCCGCCCATTTTGGCAACCAGATCTCGTCATTTATTTTGTAGCGGATGGACTGCGACTGCTGCGACGAAAGGTTCGCCGGGTTGAGAATGAAAAAGAAGCCGCCGAAATAAATTTCGGTCGTCGTCCGGTGCGGTCCGACTCGCGGAAGCATCGCCGCGACCGGCTTGCACGATTCGAAGATCGGGTTCAGCCGGCTCTTGGCGTGCCGGTCGATCATCTCGTCGGTCTGCATCGTCCACGAAATCGGCCCGGCGTCGTTGCAAATCAGCCACGGCACCCAGATGTCAGCGACGAGCGTGCCGCCAATCTGCACGGCCTTGCGGAAGTGCACGCGGCGCACCAGCGGGTTCTGGAGCGCATCGAAGATCGGAATCAGCCACGGCGAAATCTTGACGTTGAATGGTCCCGGCGTCGCGTAGCTCTCCGGCAGAATGATATGCTTCCGCGCCCACTCGTAAATCGGTGAGCGGTCGGGCTGCGGAAGGCGCAGCGTCGTGAGGAGGGTGTCGGAGGCGGTCACAAATCAGATGCCGGCTCGTAAATCGCGAACTCGCACCTCCACCCGTCCGTTCCCCCTCCGATTACGCGGCAATCCCAGATTCCAACCAAACTGCCTCCGCGAGAAACGCAAACGCCTTTTGAGTCTCGCCGGCTCAGATGATAAAACTCCACGAGTTGCAGCGC